CAGTCCGCATACAACTTCAAGCTCCCAAAATTGCATCCGAGCTGTTTAGGAGCAAGAGCCGCAAGCTTCTCAAAAAACTCAGTCTCAGACGTCGCATTGATGATTTCGCTCCAGATGTCAGCCTGGGTCCGTTCGGAGTCGTCCTTATCGCCGCCCGGCCGGTCGCACTGATCACCAATGATATAGTGCCCCTCCTTGTGGCCGGCATACTTGCCGACGTAATCCCAGCGTCGTCCAGGATTTGCCGAGAATCTCTTAATGTTTGCACGGCGGCCTCCCACAAAGAACAGTGATCCAGCGTCGGGGTGAGAAAATGGCTCAGGCCACTGTACGAAACAGTGGAAATGAGGTTTGCCATTCTGGTGCAACTCTCGACCCAGTCGGTACACTGCTCCAGTTCCGACAACTGCGTCGATAATGAGTTGAGGATCGAAATCGTTTGGACAATCGGAATAGGTAAGGAGGACATAGTCGACGTTGTCAAGCTTGAACTTGCGAACCATGGTCAAATTTTGGGGGCGAAGATAACACTGTAGCCCCCAAAAAAAAACGCTCACCCCCAGGCTATTTAAGCCCGCTTTCCCGCCCAAAAATCCCTCAACCCCGCACTCACATGTCTCAACAAGATGGCCGGGTACCGGACAATCAGACGCGGGAACCGCAGCTACACTCGAAAGGGCCTAGGCGTCCGCCGACCCCTCACCCGTTCCTCACGGCCAAGACGCCGCTATCCCGCCAGGAGGCGTTCTACATACCGCAGGAGAGCACCGATGACCAAAAAGAGAGTGCTCAACATCGCTTCGAAGAAGAAGCAAGACAACATGGTGTGCACCACCAACATCCAACCCGGTAGCGCCACAGGCGGTACCACATACGTCAACCAACCAGCCATCCTTTCAGGTGGCTATACATACATCATGCCCTGGCTGGCCACAGCCCGCAACGCCCAGATCGATGGCCGCCCCGGTTACCCCATCGAGAAAGCCACCCGCACGTCCGACGTGTGTTACATGCGCGGCCTCAAAGAGCGCATCCAATTGCAGTCCAACAACGGCACGGCATGGCAATGGCGTCGCATATGCTTTACCCTCCGCGGAGACATCATGGGTCGAGCAGAGACCACCAATTTCCAATGGTGGAGAGCCGATGATACATACGGCGTTACCCGCTCAATCCAAAATTCCGTTGGGATTTCCGGTGGAGCCAACGTACTCGTCGATTACGTTTTCAAAGGCAGACAGTCGATCGACTGGTCATCTTACTTCACCGCCAAACTGGATACGGAAAGGATCCGCGTTATGCATGACTCCATGCGTGTGATGCAATCAGGCAACGACCACGGTTTCATGCGCAATTTCAAATTGTGGCACCCAATGAACAAGAACCTCCACTACCAGAGTGACGAAGACGGCAACAACCAAAGTTCGTCACCATACTCAGTTGAAACCAAGCTTGGGCTTGGTGATTATTATGTCCTCGACATCATAAGCGCAGGAACGGGAGCGACGAGCAGTGATAGAATGTCATTCGATCCAGAGGCTACTCTGTACTGGCATGAAAAATAGTGTCTGTAACTTCACAAAAAACGCAGTTTTCCTCCATCCACTCAAAGTCAGGGGCAGACCCTGGCTTGTACCAGTCCAATCTGGGATCAGTATTGCAGATCCAGATCGCGGGCTTACCCCACTTGACGTTCCGCTTGTGCTTGTACTTGTCCGTCACATTGAACTCAAACTGTCCACCAAGCCACAGCTTGTAACCAGGGAAAAATCCAAAGCCTCCTGCCATGTCATCGAAAATGGCGTAGTCGGCATCCTCGGAGAATTGTTCCATATTGAACAGACCTCCGAAATAAGAGTGTGTTCCAAGGGACCGAGCCCAGACAGTCTTTCCCAGTCGTGTAGCTCCAAAGAGCACCAATCCTCTAGGTCTAAAAATAAGTTAGCGGCAAGCCGAAGGAGTACCGGGGTCCCCGCTTGCGGGGTGGTACGGTATAGAGGCGCGCGAGACACCTCGTCGTTACCTTCCCGGAGGGGATAGCATCTTTGTGTTCCGCATCGACGCGTAGCGGCGCCCAACGAAAGGAGTACTCACCTACCTTGCATATGAGAGACCAAGTTATCTCTCTCCCAATCCTCCAAAACCTTAGGCACCGAGAAATGGCCGTCCGGTGACATGTATGGAACGGGAATCGGCCGGTATCTCCAGTCCGCATACAACTTCAAGCTCCCAAAATTGCATCCGAGCTGTTTAGGAGCAAGAGCCGCAAGCTTCTCAAAAAA